CCAAGTTTCTTTTCCAATTCGGAGTACGCTTTCGACATATCCTCTGGACTCTTGAACTTTTCGGGGAGCCATTCCGGGCGGTCGCTTTGCTCTTGCGGTAGTTCCTCGCTCTCGGTGTTGGTTTCTTCTTCGGGTTCGATTTCACTTGGTGCTTTCTCATTGATCTCTACTCGGTGTAATTCAGCCATTGTTTGTTATTCCTCTTGAGGTGGTTCTTGTTGAGCCATGTACTGCTCTTGTGCAGCATTGATAGCAGGTGCTACAGCAGGTCCGCCTAACTTCATCATCATCTCTTGTTGTTGTGCTTGCTGCATAGCTTGTTGAATTTCTTCTTCCGTCTTTATTAGCCCTTCAGTCTCTATACCTAGAGCAGTAGCACGACGTTTAAAGTAATCACTGACATTCAAGTATTGAGTTACAGCTTGTGGACCTACTACTTGGTTAGCTCCTGCAAGGAACATATCTAATCTATTAAGATCGTTACCTCTACCTAATGCTTCTACACCTGTAACAATAGTAGGCTTAACAATATCTTTAGGTATCTTAGGTAGACGCTTATCCTTAGACATCTTATCCATCAACCTAGTAACGATGGGTAGCTGTAGCTCCTGTGATAACAAAGAGTAAAGACCACCTAATGCAGACTCTAACTCTTGACTGAGCATTCGTATCTCTTCAGCTGTTACTCGTTCTGCATCTCTAACAACACCACTAGTAAGTAAGAAGGCTTGGCTCAAGCGATCTGTTATACCAGCCATAGTAGCTTGAGCAGTACGGAAGTCATTGAACTTGTTAAGTTGTAATACAGATACATCTGCTTCACTACCTTGTACGATTGCTCCGTTAGGTGCTTCTGCTAATGTCCTTGATCTAGTTGTACCGTTCGGGTTGACCATGAACAATACTTTAGCAGCTGCTGCACTACCTTCGACGATAGCTTTGGTCAGTGCTTCTAAACTCTTTAAGTCTCCAATGTACTCTTCAACAAAGCCTCTGCCGTAGTCCTCTCCATCAATCTGAGTGTAACGTAACGGGAGCCACGGGGACTTATCGATTGGATACTTACCCACACTTTCTTCGATGAGGATACCTTTGACATCTTGATATACGTTAAAGTGATCTCCTTCCCGCACTACTGCTGTGTATAGATCACAAGTGTTTTCTTTCTCTTGCCTGTATACTTCTTCACGAACACTCTCAGGGAGCATCATAGGAGCTACAGTTTCTTTAATAGCTATGTGCGTAACGTTACCCATTGGATCACGCTTGATAACATAACGATCTAGTTTAAAGACACGCATACCACCTTCGTCAGGTAGATATAATAAAGAGTTACCAGTAACTAATAAGTTCTTGAGTGCTTGGAAGATACCGTTCCTAAAGTTCTGTACTTCTACCTCTTGTGATACGCTACGCTCTACATCAGCTAATGCTTTCTCTAAGTCAGTGCGTAGTTGTTCAGCTCCTTCTACTCCTATATCTTCCTTGGCTTTGTCTAACTCATAACGATCTATAACAAGTCGGAAGAAGGGAGCGTTAGGTGGTAGCAGTGCTAGTAATAACTTACTACTTAGATTGAGTACACCTCTAGCTCCTATACCTTGGTACGGTGTGTAGTATTTACTAGCGTGACTATGACCGTCAGGTGGTAAGACATAGGGAAGCGTAAGCTCAGAAGAAGTACGACCTCTATCTAAGAAAGAGTACCGCTGGTTCTCCAACGAGTGATATAACCCTTGGGCTGTTTCGTGCATATTACTCAACAGCTGTCCACTCAGCACCCGCTAAGATCGGAAGTATTTCTTCATTCGTGTAATGAGTTTCACCTATTAAAAAGCTAGGAGTGTCTCCTTCAAACCGCACTAGTATCTTAGAGTCGTCTAAACTGTATCTACTTGTTTCTGATGAATCAACCAACTGACTAAAGTCTAAGTTTGAAACCTCAGATGAATTTACTATTACATATTTCCTCATGGTACTGTTGTTGAGAAGGTTGCTCCATTAATTGTTCCGTTATTACTTCCACTTCCTAGGTCCGTTATGGTGCTACCTGTACCTCCGTCATTATCTCCCATCCTCCACCATAAACTAGGTGAGTAGGAAGTTAAGTCGATGGCACCGCTACCACTATTGTACATAGCTAATAGATCGGACTCAGAAACCGCAGAAGTAAATATGCCTAATTCATCAATAAGCCCGTTAAAGTAAGACGATATTACACCGTTTCTGTTCCTCGCTCCTACCGTAATTCTTTGTGTGGTCATTTGTGTACCTGTACCTGAAGTGTAAGTACCAAAAGCATTACCCACTTTAGAACCGTCTAAATAAATGTCGTAACCTGCGTTGCCTGAGTTTGTGGAACTACTAGAAGATTCCCAGCGGATTCCAAGATGATGCCAAGTGTTTGCTGAGACGCTCACACCACTACCTGCGTAACTCCATAAATGATTAGTATTAACAACTGTTATAACTTCGTTGGTGACAGGACCAAACCAATCACCTCCAAAAGCAATCCCTATATCCGATCCACCGAATCCTAATAAGTATCCTGCTGTTCCACTCGTTGTAAAAGTAATATCAGGTCTAAACCAAACTGATAAACCTTGAATAGTTAATCCACTAGGGGAACTACCCGCATCTAAATAATCGTTAGAACCGTCAAAGTCTAAGCTCCAAGCGTTTACAAACGGAGGTGATTGTGTGTCACCCTCTAATACATAAGCGTTGGTTCCTACATTATAAACATTGATCGAACCATACTGACCAGCGATTGCTGTCTTATTACCAAACCCATAAACAGTAGCTCCTGATCCCTCGACGGCTACAACTCCTGTGCCATTCTGAACTATTGTACAACCGAATCCTGAAGTTAATCCGCTAGGTATTGTTACTGTAGTAGCACTTGAGTTAGAACAAACAATAACTTTTCCGTTGTCACTGTTACTAAGTGTGCGGGCTGTTGTAGCCTCTGATACGATTGTAAAGAAAGCTGGACTAAAATCTGTGCTTGCTGAAGTCGCTGCTGTACCCAACCCTAAAGTTGTCCGTGCTGTTGCTGCGTCTGCATCGTCTACAAGATTAGCACCAAATGCTGATATACCGTGAACTGATGATGTTAACGATTCGTGGTTTCCTAAGCTTACCGTTGTTGCAAACCCACTGATGTCAGCAGTTTGTACAGGTGCTTGGGTCATTAAAGCAGTAACGGTTACTCTCTTAGTTGTAGTATCCGTATCGTCAACAATCGCAAACTGGTCTGCACCTACTGGTGTTGCTAACGAATTGAGGTCTGTAATCTTTTTATTAGGCATGATTCTTAAGCTGGTTCAAATAATAATATTTCGCCTAGTTCTGTTGTCAATGGTTCACCCGCTTCTGTAAGGATTGCTCCGTCTATAACATCCTCTTGCGGTGCATCAAATCCATAGAGCTTTTCAAAACTAGGTCGAACGAAGTTACCCGGCAGTCCAATGATGTTGCTGGGTTTTTCAATCGACGGTGTGAGAAGTAATGACATATTTTATAAGGAGTCTACAGTACCAGATGCGTAAACGCTGTGAGTTCCTGAAGTGTAAGCACTGATGTTAGCTCTTATCTTTTCGTAGTGTCCGTGGTCGTCACGAATCATAATTGATCCAGCAGCTGTAACAGATTGACTGTGTATAACGTGCCAAGCAGATGACTCACTGAAGTAAGCTTCGATGTCTACCGTAGCAGTACCTGAAACTGTTGTTGCTATTACGAACGTCCATCCCTTAGAACGCTCAACATGAAACTCCGCACCCGGTGCATCTGAAGTGCCATTTAATAATAATGTTTTCTTATCTAAACTTCTCATATCTATCTAACTGTTATTGTGAAAGCTGTACACCTGTACCGCCACTACTTCCCATACCGATACTAGGACGACGACGAGCTGTTAATTGTGTAGTACCACGACGACGCTTAGTAGGTTGAGTAGCTCTCTTAGTGGGTGCTTTCGCAGCCATCTTTAAAGGTTCAGGTGAAGAAGGTGCGGGTTTAGGAATCTCCGGAGGAGGTGGCATCGCTGGCATCTTAGGTTGTGAAAAACACATGGCTACTATACTTGTTTGGTTACTATATCGTTTTGAAGTTGGTCGTCGTAAGTCTGTTGTAGGTAAGTTATTACGCTACGCTGTCCTGACTTATACCATATCACTCTGTCTTCGTCTGTCAAGAGGGGACATTTATCTGGGAATAGTTTGTCAAGTTTATTGATGAGGTCTTGCGACAAAGCGGGTAGTACTATTTCTTCGTTCATATTGCTTTTTATATCAGGCGTATCGGTGGTTTAACTGTGGAACTCTAGCTGTAACGTACCAGAACATAGGTCGGTGCATCTTTTATCAAGCAGGTAATACTGTTTCATAACGGTATATTATCTTCAGTCCATACGTACATAGGTGTCATCTCTCCTACATACGCACCTCCTATATTAAAGTCAAAGAACTCTATAGCTTCTTCCATGCTCATCTTATCTCTCATCATTAGTGTCGTGATTATTCTTTCTATAGAGTAAACAACTCTTAGTTTCTTGTAGTCTGTACCTATGATACAGTCATCAAACCCATCTGCTTTTAGTGGTTCGCTATCATTCATCTCTATATCCTAGGTCGTCTAGTTCTTTCGGTAAGTTACCTTCTTTGATTTGTTCTTCTGTCCACGCCCAAGCTGACGCATTCCAAAGGATAGCTGCCGTATGGTCCTCAGTACTATCGCCCTCCCCCAACGCCAACAGATGTCTAAAAATACTATCATACAATCTACTTAAAGGGAAACCTTGCTTCCAGTTATTGTCTCCGTAAAGCTTTCCGCCATCTTCAAATCTTTTGGCGAGACTGCGTAAGGCGATTGGAGGTATAAGGCTGGGTCGTCCACGTCCAATGTCCCCGTCACGCTTAGCCCCTGTTGAGAAATCTTTAGTGTATCCTTGGTTTGGTAGTTCTTTGGTGTCCATAATCTTTTAATAGTATTTGTTCTGAAGCAGTAGTTATCTGCTCGTAGTAATCGTGCCATCCATGCGTTAATCAAAGCGTCTTGCTCTGTGAGTCCTGCTTTCTCGTAAGCTTTAACAACAGTCTCCCATGTGTATCCTTCCTTATCTAATAGCTTCTTAGCTGTGACGGGTCCTACTTTAGGTACGCCTTTAAATCCATCCGTCGCATCTCCTGTTATAGTTTGTATTAGGTGGAAGTTATCTGCTTCTTCTTCTGAAGGTTGATGGTACTCTCCTCTGTTATAGTCGAAGTAGATACCCGGTACGCCTTTGAAGTCTTTGTCTATACTAACTATGATAGTCTCTTCATCCATTGCTTTATCTGTAGCTAAGATAGATATAACATCATCAGCTTCTAAGTTAGCCCACATCACACCGCCTAGTTCCTCGATGATCCACTGCTTTACCTGTCGTAAGATGATAGGCAGTCGAGACTTAGATCGATTAGATTTGTACTCAGGGTACAGTTTGCGACGGAAGTTAGCACGGTCACTCAAGCACATAACAACGTTATCACTCTTTAACTTTTCCTTGAACTCTTCAACTCTGTTAACGACACGAGCTTTAGCTAATGCCATGTCAGCGTGTACCGTCCATAACTCATCCTTCCATTCGACAGAACACTCTGCTATTACAGATGATTCAAAAGCTAAGACATCTGCGTCAATTAATAATGTGGTTTTACTCATAGTATATACTCCAATTGTTTTGGTATTTTTTATATTTTGATTTAGTTGGGGTCTCAGGGTATAGCTTAATTGTTTTACTAGTCACTGCATCTCTAGGCATCATCCACCATTGTTTAATCGGTGCTATGTATATAGCTACTACATCAACAATGTTAGACATATGTACCTTAGTGTAAGTACCTGTGGCTGTGTTAGCCATGTAGTGATTGTTTATCTTGGTTGACGTACTTTTTACCTGCACCTTTAGATCACCTGCTGGGCAGTGAACGATGAAGTCCCAAGGCATAGGAGTCGTTGGTGTGTGTGGCTCGAAGTCACGCTCTAAGCATTCAGCTACGAAACGTGTCTCAGCTATAGCTCCTATTCGTTGTTCATTTGATGATGGCATTTTATCTTGGTATTGTTGTCTCCAGTCGTACCCTACTGTTAGGTCTTGAGTGTCATAGACTTGTGCTAGTGTAGTGTAACTATCGTATTGTATCTCGTCCATCTGTTAGTGTGTCTCCGCCCAGTTGTTACCAATCTTGAACTCACCGTCTAACTGTACATTCATCTTTAACTGTCTACCTGCTGCTGCTATAGCTTCGACTGCTAACAATCCAAACGTCTGTGCTTTATCTGGTAGTACTTCAGCTTGAAACTCATCGTGTACATTAGCTACGAAAGCGTACTCTCTACCGTGTTGCCACTTCAGTTGGTTAAGCTTATGAAACAATTGAATCAAAGCTACCTTCATACATACAGCACCCGCAGATTGTAATAACATATTGAGTGCTGCGTGACTGCTTCTTACTGGTAGGATACGTCCGTCTAAACCTTTAAGTTCTCCTCCTGCTTTTGTCTTGCGTTGTACATCTTCTTGTAAACGAGCGAGTGCAGGTAGACTACTGAAGAACTTACGCTTGAGTTGTTGGCCTAGTCTAGCATTACCTCCAGCTATATTACCTATCATCTCATCACCTGCTCCGTACAATAGAGCGTAGATAAATGTCTTAGCTTGATCACGTGTCTCTAGTCCTGCTGCCTTCTGATTGACTGTATGTACATCTCCTTCGGTTACGATCTTAGCGTACTCACCTCTGTCGTAGAATGCCATGTAGTGTGCAAGCATACGAAGTTCTAAACCACTAGCGTCACACCCTACTAACTTGTAACCGTGCCTAGCTTTAAATAACTCACGACACTCCTTACCGTAGTCAGCTCGTACACTAGGCACTTGTGCTACGTTAGGTGTGCTGTGTGTACATCTACCTGTTACTGCACCGTTAGTGTTTACTCTACCGTGTATAACTCCGTTCTTCTGTAGCTTGAGCCACGCTTGTTGACCTTCAGCTAACTGACCTAACCTCTTCTGTACTAGTAAGTATGATAACAAGTCAGCTGCTATAGGATGATCAACACCTTTGAGTACAGCTTCATCTACCTTGTAAGTCTTACCGTCATTCTCTGTAGGTAGTTCGTAACCCAAGCTCATCAATCGTTCAGCTATCTGCTTACGACTACCGGGATTAAACGGTATCTCTTTCACTGCGTTGCCCGTCTTCACTGCGTCCTTAACAAGAGCTTGTACTTCCCCTGCTTCCTTTAACTGTAACTTCAGATCGTTCTTAGTCTTACCTTCGTAAGTTGCTTGGTCTGTTGTCAGCGTCCAACCTGCTGCACTCTTCATCTCTACCTTTGTAGGTTTCCATTGAGTCTGTAGGTCAGTAGTAAGCTTGGCTCGTATGCCCATCAACTTAGCTGTTAAGTAATCAGCCTTCTTCATATCAAGCTTGAAGCCGTGGCGTTCCTGTTGACTGATGATAAACTTAAACCAATGTTCTATAGCTACCATCTCTCTGCTTGGGTTGTGCTTGAACAAGTGATCGTACAACAGCTGTGTTACTATAACATCCCGCTCGCAATACTTACGCATCTCTTCGTCGTACACCTCGAACGCATCGTCGTCCTCTCCATACGTTAACTTAGTAGCACTGCCCATCCTGTGTCCCCAAGCCTTCAAACTGTGGCTACCTACTAACTCCTTATCGAAGTCATTGCGTGACCAGTCATCGTTACGAAGGTCAGGGAATACGCACCTAGATAGTACAAGAGTATCAAGTACATTAACGAGTGGAGGTGAGAAACCGTACAGCTTCTTCAGTGCTGGTATATCGAAGTCTATAACATTGTGTCCGACTAAGCGTTCTGCTTGTGACAGCATCAGTAATCCACGCTCTATACTTTCCCCGTGAAACGTCAGCATCTTAGGGAGCATAGGATCGTAGATAGATAAGCAATGGCAGGTATGTAAGTCAGAGAGTGTAGCCCAATCGTTTATCTTGTTGGTCTCTATATCAAAGAATAGTGTTCGTGTCATGATGTAGTATATTTAATAACTTCGTCGTCTATCCTACCATACATCGTTACCAATTCTTCGTTATCTTTCAGATACTTAGATACAACTTCAAACATGGCCTCAAAACACTCTCCGTCCATCTGTAAATCAAGAGGTTTGTAAGTAGAACGAAAGTATCCTGAAGGAGTTGAAAGGTCTTCGTCATGCTTGTACCAGAAGTGGTTAACCATTTCTATTCGTGCAGTGTTTAGCATAAAGCTTACTATATAACCTATTTGTTCGTCTGTAATTTTCATATTAATTATTCTCAGGTTTATCTTGTGTATTGTTTTCTTTTATTAGTTTCTGATAAGGCACTAGCTTCTTCAAAGCTGTCACCCAATCGTTATTATGTAATCTATTCTTGGGGTCTGCGTTCTTAACTGCGTCTATACACATATCAAAGAACTCAGCTTTCCACTTTTTAGAATGGGGTGTTAGTTTCTTTTTCATTTCCGTTTCGTTTAAACACATCAGGACTGTATCGTCCAGTGCCATTGTCGTAGTGCAGTGTGTCGCAGTGTCCCGTCTGTCCGCTGAATCTATTTTTCAACACACGCACTCTTGTTTCGTTACTGATCGTCTCGCTCTGTTGGTTACGTTCTAAGCCTATAACAATATCAGATAGCTGTGCTATAGCTTGGCTACCTCTTAGGTGGTGCAGGCTTACTCGTCCTCCCTCTTCGTGACCGCTATCGACACGCTTCAAGTGAGACACTAGTACCATACCACAACCTGTCTCTTCGACTAGACTTCTAAGCTTGGTCATCGTGTTATCAATCAAGCGTCGCTCGTCATCTCCTTGAATACCACTAACTACAATCGACAGGTGATCTAAGAATATCCACTTACAATCGTAACCTTTGATTAGATACTTGATCTTACTTAACAGGTTATCACTATCCATACTTCCGAAGTGATCGTAGGTGTAGAAGTTCCCGTTACCTACCGTCTCTTCAAACGCAGGTCGTAGTACCTCCTCACTCGTATCGTCCTCTTCTAAGTGTATAGGTTTGTTAAGATGGATACCCATAATACCAAGAGCCGTCCGCCTGACTGACTCCTCTAGTGCTATGTATCCTACCTTCTCGTCTAACCCTAGTATATGATGTGCAATCTCTCGACAGAACAATGACTTCCCAATCCCACTACCCGCACATACGGTTACTAGTTCGCCTTGTCTCATGCCTAGAGTTAACTCATTCAATCCGTTATAAGGATACGGTATAGATTTACTGTGTTCTTTATCAGCTATAACATCCCATAACTCAGCACCGTTTACGATACCGTCTGGTCTGTACTCACGTGCATCGAACAAGCAACTGACTAACTCCTTAGCTCGTCCCGCTACTAACATATCGTTCGGGTCTTTCAGTGGTAGCTCTGCGATGTAAGCTTTACCGGGTGTTAGAAGTGCAGCACATTCAGCTGCCCCCTTCCGTCCGACATCGTCCATATCAAAACAGAATACTACTTGTTCGTACCTGTCTAACCAATCGATAGCTTGAGCGACAAACTTCTTAGCTGCTCCTGCTCCGTTAGGTACACTAACTACAGGCCATTTATTATCCATAGCTTGGCTAGTACTTAACGCATCGATCTCGCCTTCAGTCACAACGACACGTCGTCCTCCGTCTCGCCATAGGTGTTGACCATATAACCCGATCAGCTCTCCTTTAGTAGCGAATTGTTTATTGGCGTATCGTATCTTCTGACCGCATGTCTTACCGTCTCTTGTTTTATAGTTAGCTATCTGACAAGGCTGTCCGTTATGAGTGCCTAGCCAGTAGCCCCACTTCCGACAGGTGTCTTCGGTAAGGTTACGACGGGCTATAGCTTCTGGTTCTCCTTGTATATAATCTCTCGGTGTTGGGGTTGTGGTTTGTTTACTTAATCCTCCTCCTCCACGATGATCGTCGCAACTGAAACAGTGGGTGCTACCGTCGTCGTTAGTGGAGAGAGCGTCTGAACTTCCGCACTTATTGCATGGTTGGTGTGTTGCTGTAAAAGCCATGATTTTGGTATAGTTTTGTGTGCATATTGTATGTTTTTCTTTTCGCACCAGCGAGCGTAGGTGGTGTTACTTCCTTTACGTAACTTATTGTAAGCGTTCATAAACACCATGCGTATATCAAGGTGTGGATGTTGCTCTCTTATAAGTATATGTTTAGTTCTATCCTCGGCTGTCCATAAACCTTTAGCTTCTATGATGATGCCGTTAGGTAAGATGAAGTCGGGAGTGTATGTAGCTGTCTTAACATACTTTAACTTAACTGTTTCGTATTCAAAGTTAACACCACCTCGCTTTAGCTGAGATGCTAGTGTCTCTTCAAATCCAGAACGGTAATTAGAAGTTCGCTGTGAGCGTTTCTTCCGTCTCTTCCGCATCGAATGCTGAGTCAAGAGTTTCACCACCGTTAGCTACATATCCTTCTTCAGCTGTGAAGCCAAACGATTCAGCGGACTGTTCACTTACACCACCGTTAGCTAACTCAATAACTTGTACGGCTGCGATCTCAAACGACACACCAAAACCAAGTGAAGCTGTGTACCAGAAGTTAGGACGGAAAGCTACGTTAACTTTACTACCTCCCCATACTTGTACATCTTTCGGTAACGGTTTACCTGCTGCATCGTACATAGCTACGTTGAACAGATACTCCTTACCTGCTTTAGTCATGA